GTATTGTGATTTTTGTTTTCCCTGTCAAGAAAAACATCCTGCAGATTTAATATGTGAATTAGGTTCTGCAAGATATACAATACAAGTTAAAGGTAGAAGAAGAACCAAAGAAAGTAAATATGTATTCTCTTATGAAAACAATAGATCTAAAAGTAGTGTATATAAAAACTACCATTGTGATATTTTAGCTTTTGTTTTTTTCCCAGATAAAAGAATAATGTTTAAACCAAACACATCAACACAAAATTATTACACTTATGAAAAAAAGATTTTAAAACCTGATTTAGAAATTGAATCTTTTAAAGATACACTAAAAACTTTAACAAATACACCTATTATTAATCCTATAATTTAATATATAAAAATATTTACTTTTATATATATTTAATGTTATAATAAATATAACATTTAACAAAACGGAGGTTTAAATGGATATAAGATATAGTTACTGGATTATGCAAGAGCCTTTTAATAATCCAAAAGCACATTCAATTGATTTTATTAATATTGCAAAATACAATAATGAAAATCAAGCACGTAAAAGAGTAATTAAAGAATTATTCAATGGTAAAAAAACATACTTAAGAAAGGTACAATTATGACAAATAATGATATGGAAGTTTATATCTTTCTTTTTATTATTGCTACATATTTAGTAATAATTAACAAAGTAATAAGTTGGTTATGACACAGTATACAGATAAAGTGTTACAAGTAAAATTATTACTTGAAAAAGAAAAAGATAATAATACTATTACTTTTATTGAAGCTAGAAATGGTTCTATAACTACTGCTTATAAATCCGGTAAACGTATTACTGAGTTTGATGATAAAAGAAAAAAACCACTTATTGAATATTATTAAAATATGAATTGTCATTTATGCAAATCAGGTAATATTAAAAAACTAGAAATACACAATGTTTACCAAGATTATTGGATGCAAAGAATACAATGTTTTAATTGTAATAAAAAATATAGTGTAGCTTTACAAGATAGAGAGGGTGACTAATAATTATGGAGGTTTTGGTAGGAGTATATTTTGTCACCCTCATTGATATATTAATACATAAAATTTAAACTTAATATGAATTAAATATAATAAAAATATTTACTTTTATATAAATAACAATTAATATAAATAAGAGGTTAAGTATGAAATCATTAAATTTAGTACAAAGAAAATTAAACAAACATGAAGTAAGATTTTTAGTTTGGTTTTTAACAAAAACACAAGATAATCCAGTATTTAACAATCCTAGAAATACAATTTGGAAAGAAAATCAAGATGAATATACTGAAAAAGATTTTATAAGTATTACTAATAGATTAAAAAATATTTTAAAAAGTTATCAATGAAAAGAAAAAAAATATTACCAACTGCAATTGTTATTAACCCCTATGATGGTCCTTTACCACAAGTTATTGCTATACATACAATTAAAGATTATTATGAAACACCAAATGGTACTATGTTAGTATTAAAAGATGGTAAAGAAAGAGAAGTAAAAGACTCTGTAAGTAAGTTTGATAGGTTGTACAAGGAATAAAATAATGGTTGGTAAAAAAACTCCATACAACATCCCTACATGCTCTACATTGCCAGATATAAAGGGTATATCAGGGTATACAACAAGAAATGAAAGATTAGATATAGCAATTAAAGCTTCTAAAGGTATACAACCTGAGTATAAAGAACAAACAATAACACAAATGATGGGTGATGTATTAGAACCTGTGTTATGTAAATTTGCTGGTGAATTATTAGGTTTAGATAGTGTAAAAACTGATCATGAGGAGCCCGTTACACACCCCCTAATACCATTAATGGGCTCCCTTGATGCTACTGGAATTGCTAATAAATTATTTTTTAAAAAAAATCAATACGATTGGTTAAAAATACCTGAACAAGAAAGCATTGTTTTAGATGGACCAGGTGTTATTGAGTGTAAATGTACAAGAAACAGTGAACCTGAAAATATAGAGGAATGGAGAGGGGTATTACAAGCTAAAGGGTTAATGGAATGCACAAGTTATAGTTGGGCTGCAGTAATAGTTTTATGGCAATCTACAAATTTTAAAATTTATTTATACACAAGAAAACAAGAATTTAAAGAGGAATTATCAGCATTATGTTTAGACTTTTCTAATAGAGTGAAAAATGAAATGTACTATCCCCCTACAACTACATCTGATGCAAATATAGCGCATTCTCATGTAGTTAAAAAAAGAATAAGTTTAGAACATGATGCTGATAACTTATGTAAAATTATTTTAGATAACAAAGAGTCTATAAAACATTTAAAAAGTATTATTGAAGATAGTGAAATTAAATTAAAAGAAATGATTAAAGATAATGAGGAAGCAGTTACTAACAAATATATAATTAAATGGCCTATGATTAATTACAAACCACAACCAGAGAAGATAATCCCTGCTAAAGAGGGTAAAACAATAAGATCTACAACATTGAGGATAAAAGAGTATGAGTGATAAACAAATGAAAGCTGTTTGGATAAATAACCAAACACATGATAAACTTAAAAACTATTGTTTAAATAATGGTTTAAAAATGGTTTTTTTAGTTGAATCATTAATTAATAGTAAAATTAATGATTAAATATATCTATTTAAAAATAATTAAATATATTGATAAACAAGTAGAAAAATCATTACAAAAACAAGAAGATAAAATGTCAAAAGGTAGTAAAAGAAGACCAGAAGATATTAAAAAAATTTACAACAATTGGGATAAGGTTTTTAAAAATGCCAGAAAAACTAAAAAAAAGCACAAAAATAAAAGATAGAATAACAGGTTTATGGAAAACAGAGCATTATTATTTAAAACAAACTAATATAATAAAGTTAAAGCAAATAATTATGGATCCTAAAACAAAACCTAAAATTAAGATGAAATGTATAAGAGAGTTAAAAAGAAGGAATGATAAACTCTAAAGCTAAAGGTTCTGCATTTGAAAGAAAGATTGTTAATCTTTTAAAAGAGTTTGTAAAAGATAATAATGCTAATGTACACATATCTAGAAATTTTGAACAAAACTTTAAACAAGGACAATGTGATATTAATTTTTTAAATTATGCAATTGAATGTAAGTTTTATAAAGAGGGTGATATGTACAAAAAAGAATGGTGGAAACAAGTTTGTGATTCTGCAGAAGAAAGAATACCAGTATTAGTTTTTAAATTTAACAGAAGACCAATAAGGGTAGTATTACCATTTTGGGCAATTATGCCAAATATTGAAAAAAATAATGAAAAAGTTTTAATTTGTTTGTGGGAGCATTTCTTAGATATTGTTAAAGAAAATAAAATATTGAAAGCTTATGCAAACACATGAACAACTTAGTTTTACGGAGTTTTGTATTTTGGAATATTTAGATTACCTAGAAAACAATCAAGAAGATAACTTAAGTTTTGATGAGTATGTATCTAATTTTAGATATATGCTAATTGAAAGATGGCGTGATAACACGCAAATTACAATCCATTAAACATTTAAAAAGGAGGTTTTTATGGAAGATGTATTAGGAATTAACAACCAGTCTGCTGGTAGTTATTTAAAACATAGCCACAAAAATAATTGTTGGCAAATAAACGGTGAAAGTGTAAGCGATATTGTTTATCTTTTAGTAGATCCTACAACCATTAAAACTGGTTGGGGTTGTTATGATGGGGAGTATGATTATGTATGGGATGAAAAACCATCTGTAAGAGTACCACAACCTTCACCTGATTATAAACGTGCTTTTAGTGTTAGGTTATACTCTAAAGAGTATGGTAATTTACTATGGCAGGGTTATACATGGGGTGAAGCACAAGGTTTTAACAATATGTGTAGATTATTTTGGGATGAAATAAGCTCACAAAATGGTAATGTAGCCATGATTAAATACACTGGTACAGAAGAAAAACAGTTTAAAGTAGGTAGTTCTTCAGTACCATTATTTGAATTTAGTAAATGGGTACCTAAACCAAGTGAGTTTACACAAGATGCACAACAAGAAATATTACCTAATGAGGATAATACCAGTGATTTGATTGGTGATGACAGTGACCCATTACCTTTCTAAATTATGGAGAACGTTAATTTTAAAGAATTAGCACCAAAAATAGGTATACATTTACTTGGTAAACCTACAAGTACTAATGATAAGGAGATAAGATGGGGTACCCATGGTAGTTGGTGTCTCAACTTATCTTCTGGTACTTTTTATAGTTTTGAATTAAAACAAGGTGGGGGTGTAATTTGGTTAATTGAACATTTTAACCAAGATAAAAAAAGTTTATTAAATATGTTTGGGGGTAATATGGAACAACAAAATAAACAATATAAAAAATTTACTAATACACAAATGAGAATGTTAGTAGATGATTCAATAGTATATTTAAGGTATACAGATTCTTTTGTTGTTATGAGATTTCCAGAAAATCATTACATTAAACAAAAATATGCACCATTTACTAAAATAAACAATGAATGGTACTTAAGAAGACCAGAAGGTTTATTACCTTTATACTATAAAGAAGAGAAAGGCCCAGTAATTATAACTGAAGGTGAGAAAGCATTATTAGCATTAAATACTGTATATAAAGATAGTACATGTACATGGCACGGTGGTGTTAATGCATGGGATAAAACAGATTGGAGCCCAATATATGGGCAAGAAGTAATAATATGGCCAGATAATGATACCCCAGGTAAAGAATGTTCTAAACAAATAGCAAAACATTTAACAGAAAATGGATGTAAAGTATCTATAGTAAAAATACCAAGCACTTTTAAAGATAAAGATGATTTATATGATGCTTTAATAAGAAAAGAAATAAATAAAAGTAATTTTAAAAATTATCTTGTTTTAAGAGAGTATAAAGAGCGTAAAAGCAGTATTACACTTAAACCTATAAAAGATATTATGGGTGAAATAAAAGAGCCTGAATGGCTTATAGAAGATATTATTGAAAAAGAAAGTGTAATAGATATATATGGAGCTCCTAAAAGCGGTAAATCTTTTATTTCTATAGATATGGCTTTATGTATATCAATGGGTATACCTTTTGTTTATCTTGCTGGAGAAGGTCAAAGAGGTATAGCAAGAAGAGTACAAGCATGGAAACAAAATTATGATAATAATTTGTATGGATCACAGTTATTTGTATCAGATAGAGGGGTAAGATTTTTAGATGATAAGGATCATAATTCATTAATAGACCATATATACACTTTAGAAGAGCAATTTAATGATATAGGTTGTATATTTGTTGATACTTTAGCACGTAATTTTGGTGGAGGTAATGAAAACTCAACAGAAGATATGAATAAATTTATAGAAAAGGTAGACATATTAAAACAAGAATTTAATTGTTGTATTGCTTTAATACACCATACAGGTCATAATAGTACTGGTCGTGCTAGAGGATCTTCTGTTTTACCTGCAGCAGTAGATAGTGAATTTGCTGTTAAACGTAAAAAAGATAGTGAAAAAATGCAATTAGAGTTTACACAAACACTAATTAAAGATGGTAAACCAATGAAAGATAAGTATTTTGAGTTTAAAGAGATTGAATTATTTGGATTTAATGGGTTAACATCAGGTGTATTAATAGAAGTAGAAAAAGAAATGTTATACCAAGAAGATAACAAAATAGATGAAACAATACTAACTATTAAAGAATTACAAGAAAGATTTGCTAAAGAACAAGAAACTGACCCTATCAATATATGGGTTGCTCAAAAAGATATTATTGCAGCCAGTGATATTAAAGATAGTGCAGTTAAGCAAAGGTTAAAAAGGTTAAAGGATGCCGATAAAATTTATTATGAACTTGGTAAAGGTTATCAGACCAAATTTTTTGATAGTATTGAATAATATGAACTGTTACATAAACTGTTACATTCGTTACATTTCAGTTACATTTTATTGGAAACTATTAAATAATTTCTGTTACATTTTTCGTTACATACATATACCTTTAGGTATATGTAACGAATGTAACAGTAAAATTAGTTGTAAAACATAAATATGTAACAGAGTAAGTAACAATGAGTAAAGAAAAATTAATACAACAATATATTTACAAAACAAAAAACAAAGAGTTAATAACTTCTTTGGATCACTTAAAAAAAGTAAAAAAACAAATACACACCGATTGGGGTATGGAAAGAATATTCAACATAATACCTATGGAATTAAAAACAAGATTTAATAGAGCTAAAAAAACTTATAACAATGATTATCATACAAGTAATAAAAAAGTAGAGTTAAATAATATGATGGTAAGAGCTTATAATGCTTTAATAGATTATTGTATCAATAATGGATATAACAAATTAACAAAAGATTTTAAATTTATTAATGTAAACAATAATAATTTTTTAATTTGTTTAAATGAAGATCAATACAATTTAGCATTTAATAAGTATTGTGATAAGGAAGATATAATAATAATTACATTAAAAGAAATAATTAATTTATTGGATAATAATTATTTACAATTAAAAAAAGATTTTCACCAATTTGGTGGTGTAATAGAAAGATATGAAAGTAAACATAAACAATAACATAAAGCAATTTAATAAAAACTTATCTAAGTTTTCTAAAATAGATATACCTAATATAAGTAGAATAACTATTAATGAAACAGCAAATAAGGTAAGAGATTTAAATAAAACTGCAATGGGAAAACATTTAGATAGACCTACTAAGTCTACATTAAGAAGTTTATATGTTATTTATTCTAAAAAAACTAAATTACAAGCTATTGTAAGGTTTAGAGATTGGGCACAAGAATATATGAGTTATTCTATTTTTGGTGGTATAAGAAGAATACATAGAACTGCATCACCACATAGAAATAGTAAATTAAATTCACATGGTAATATACCAGGAAGGAAAACTGGTTTACTTAAAAAACCTAATACATTTATAGCAAAGATTAATGGAATAGATGGTATATGGCAAAGACAAAAGAAAGGTTTAAAACTTTTATACAGGGTAATAACAAATCCTAGGTATGAAAAGATATATCCATTTTTTAGAATATCAAGTAAAGTTGTTAAAACATTTTTACCTTTAAAGTTTAAAAAAGTTTCTAGTTATTACATTAGGAAAGCAGGTTATAAAACATGATTAATATATCTGTCCTACACAGCTTGTGGTTACAGCGTTTAAAAAGTCCGGTTCCTTATTACAATATACGCTGTCCGGTTATTTGGG